GCTAGAGCGTCTGCCTTGGCCGTTATATTTTTTAGAATTTCGTTTCTCATTTTTATTCATCCTTTTTTTATGTCTCCCAGGTCTCTTCCTAGGCTTCGGTCTTTGTACGAAGTCTTTAAATTTCTTTGCCATGTTCTTTTATAAATTTTACATCAGATTCTGTCAATTGCATATACCGTATTCTACCATTTATATGTTGTCTTGTATCATGACCACAATTAGTACATCTATAATAATCTGAAACAATAGCTACTAATATAGAATCTTCTTCACACTCTTCACAGAAACCATGCACCGTATCTATTTTATTAAATAATTTTATTGATTTCATACTAAGTCTACTGCTCGACCTATGATAGGCTTGTACTTAACTATTTTACCTTCACGATAAGCTCTCATATATTGTCTTCTTGGATTATAAGGTACCCAACTTACATGAACCCATCCACTATTTGGTTCTCCTGGTGTATAGAATTCTAAAATTAGTTGGTCTGGTTCACAAGTCCTGTATATCCAATCTGCTAATTCTGGATTTGGAACACCAATTACTTCTATATCAGCGGCCTCAGCTTTGGCATGCTGTGAATTCTCACTACTTCCAATTGCTTTACAGAGTTCTACACTACGAAATCCGCTAGTTACTTTTACTCTACCGAATTGATCACGTACTGGCTGCAATACATTTTCACACAGTTGTTTTAACTTATCAATCTGATCACCATTAGGATTGTTATCTATGTTTAATCGAATAGCTGTATCTGATTTAATTAATTCTTGTAATGTAAAATTTCGAGAAAGATTCATTATTATTCAATAATTTTCTTAATAGTTATACTACCATCAATATTTTTTTCAACCTCTGCTTCTACCTCATGGCACATTAATCGTTTATTATTCATTTCCATGTTTCTTGAGGCTTCTCTCTTCATTTTAAGACAAGTAGATACATCAGGTTGAATACGGTGTTCAACCATTTCTCCCGCTATAAATAAACAAAGTGCAATTACTGTTTGTACCATTATTAGTGAGTTCCATTAAGTTTTCCAATATTAGCTCTAACTGAATCTTTTAATTTTTCAACGTCTACACGTAGTCTTTCTACGTCTTGTTGTAATCGTTCAATATTAACTTTATTGGTCATATTCTGTTCTTGATTTTCTTCTAATTTTTCTACCTGTTCAGCAATATGTTCTAATAACATAAACTGTTCTTGATCAATTGGTTTTTGTGCAGATGCTTCAAGTAAATCTTGTTCAAATAATTTATTTGCTGTTTCTAATTGATTAAGTCTTTCAATAACACCAAATGCAAACCATGCACCTATAACTACAGCTGCAACTAAACCTATTAGATTACGTAACGGAAGACCGATACTTGTGTTGTCATCAATTTTTATTGACATGATAAACACTCATCGGAATCAGAATCTAATTCAGCTAATGCTTCTTCTTTACAGTCTTGGCTACAAAATAAATCTAATTCGTCTTTTGGTTTGAATTTTGTTTGACACTTATTACATTCTTTTTCCATATCTTTTTCTCTTTCTCTTTAGAAGGTTTTTTCTTTTATTCCATAACCACGATGAAAATTTAACACTATAAGTTTCCATCAAAGAAAACACTTTGTCAATCGATGCAAAAAAATTATATAACCATTTATCTATCATTTTGATGCAACTTTACCTTTATTAATACCTTCTTTTATAACGTATTTTTGTGTGCCATTTGCACCTATTTCAACTTCTTTTTTTAAATTTTTAAATAATATTTTTTCTTTTTCTTTAATATCTTTTTGTTTTAAAAAAGATTCAATTGTTTTACTGTCCCTCATAAGTTTTATCCTCCTCTCTTATTTTATCTTCTTCTATATCTTCCATTTGGTAAAACATTTTGTCACTATCTTCTGTAACCATATTATTGTCTTCTGCATCCCAATATGTAGTTTGGACTTTATAGTCAGGCCAGCTGTTATCAGTAGTGTATGAATTAACATGCCACAAAAGGCGATTATTAGGCTGAGCTGCAAAATTCCCGTTATCAAGTTCCAATATATGCGCACACTTATGTTCTTGAGGAATTTCAGAATGTTCAACATCCAATATATTAGTATCTGGATGTGCCCAATCAATCGTAAATAAATATTTACCATGATAAAATTTTTTGTCTAGTCCTAAAAATTTTCCTCTTATACCATCCAACCAATCAAAACAATGAACGCTAGGCCAATAGCTAAAACAGTTCCACAGTTCCAACTCGTCAACTGACATATCGGGCACTTTGGATCTAGAAAGATGTTTTTGGAAAAACGCTGAGATAGGCAAACGCCAATAGCACGCACCGTTGGGTAACATGATATTAAATAAGAGTGCACGACCTGAAATAGAGCTAAGACCAAAGATAACGCAGTCACTAGACTCTCCTTGATGTTCTTTAAGATCATAAAGATACTCCTTCCTTACTTTGCAATAGATTGGAGGAATGTTTGCGTTTAAATATGCCATAATATTTACCCATGTATTTCACCCCAAGTATTGCCATATTCATAATCAACTTTATTTGGGACAGCTAGTTTAACAGCATTCTCCATAATTTCAATTATCTTTTTAGCTTGCTCAGGAGACTCAATAGATATATCTAATTCATCATGTATTTGAATGTGCGGTATAATACCTTCGTTGTATAAATCTAACATTGCTTTCTTAGTCATATCCGCTGCACTGCCTTGTATTAATTTATTTAAAGCTTTGTAAGTCATTGCTCTTCTTATATTGGCTATTTTTGCATTAGGATATTTTTCAAAAAATGCAGCTTCTGCATCAGGTTTACTCATAGGTGCAATAAATTTACCATTATTCCATTCAGCTATTTCCCATTTATCAAATCTACATCTACGACCTAACAGTGTACCAATAGATCCAGATTTTTGAGACATCTGAGAAGTCATATTCATAAGATCTTTTACAAATGGAACATTCTCATGATATTGATTAAATAATTTTTCTGCTTCATCTTTAGTAGCTAAACCTAATTCTGCTTGTAATTTTGCTTTACCCATACCATAAAACAAACCTAAGTTAATTGTCTTTGCTTGTGATCTAGATATTCCTGCCATGTCAGCAACTTTTTGGTGAAAGTCTACAGAGTCTTTTTGAAATTCTTTAACAATGTCTACAACAGAATCATCATACATAATTGGATCAGTGTTTGCTGCATAGTGTACAACCAATCTTGGTTCTTGTTGTGAATAGTCAAAACAACCCCAGGTACAATTTTCTTCTGGTATAAATAAACCTCTAATCATTGGACCCAAGTCTTTATTCCTTGCAGGAATTTGTTGTAGGTTTGGATTGCTATAACTAAATCTCCCTGTAACAGTTCCACCTTGATCTGATCGGATAGGATTTATATCGGCATGTATTCTGCCTTTATGCTCATGTTTTAAAATTGTATCAATAAAAGTTGTATGCGCTTTATTTATTTCTCTTGCTTTTGCAATTTTTTGTACTAAAGGATGCTCGTGTTCAGACAGAAAATTTTTAGTAAAACTAGGTGCTTGTGATTTTACAGTTCTTTCGTAAGGTAAATTTAATTTATCAAAAACTTTTGCAATGCTTCTTGCAGCCCATATCTGTGGCTCAATACCTGTCTCTTTTTTTACATCTAATAGCAATGCTTGCTCTTGTTGTGTTAGTCTTTTCTTTAATAAGTGAGCTTTCTCCACATCTACTCGCACACCTTTAAATTTCATATCAATCAAACATGGAAACAATTGTGTTTCCAAGTCGAATATCTTTTCTAATTTTTGTCTTTGTATTTCTCCAGATAATTTTTTAAATAATTTTAAAGTTAATGTTGCATCTTTTTCTGCATAAGCTCCAACATCCATTGCAGGTAATTTATACATTTCTGATTTAGCATCTATACCGGCTGCAGCTGCTGCATCTAATAAAGCTTTTTCATCTTTTACTTCACCAAGATAATCAAAACCAACACTGTTCAAAGAATAAAATAATCTATTCTCGTCAATTAAAGATGCCATCACCATTGTATCAATGATATGTCCGTTAATCTGTATTCCGTATGATCTTAACCAACACACATCATACATTGCATTGTGAAATATTTTTATAGTGTCTGTTGCACAAACTTCTTTTATATAATCTATTACAATTCTTTTATCTAAATTACCTTCTCTATGTCCTATTGGATAGTAACCAGACCAACCATCTACAGCTAAAGCAAAACCTATGATCTCACCTTCACCAATAACTGCACCAGATCCTCTTGATTTTAAATTAGGATCTCTTGTTTCTAAGTCAATTGCAATATATTTTTCTTTACTTAAATCAGGGAAATTTTCTGGACAAGTCCATTCTGTGGCTGCTGTAAACATTTAATTAACACTCCTTAAAAATTTTAATTCTTTTTCTAAAATAGATTCTTTTGTTTTCTTAACTATATAATCAAAAATAGGACCATGACATACAGCTTTGGTTCTTTCTTTATTTTGAAATAAAAAATATTTTTTAGATATATTTAAACATAAACCACTTTTCTTTAATTTAATTCTGACAGATTTTTTCCTGTCTCTCACTAAAATAAAATTTTCTTCATCTAATATTACGTTCATAATCTCTCCAGTAATACATTCTCACCTGAACTTTTTCTTTTTGTATTTACTTCTTTAAATACTTTTTCTTCTATTTTATATGCAAGATATTTTATGTAATCAGGCAAATAAGCATCATCAATTAATAATTTTCCACCCGGTTTTAAATTTTTTTCTGACCAGTCTATGTCAAAATAAAAATCATTTAGACCGTGTCCACCATCTACATGTATGAAATCTAATTCAACTGTAGGTTTTTTATTCTTTAAAATTTCTTTACTACTACCTTTAAAAAAACTAAATCTATCTTTAAATCTTTCATGTAAATGTTTTGCACATGGAATTGTATATTCATATCTACATATATCTAATGATAATAATTTCATTTTAGGATTTGCAGTTAACATAATTGTAGAACTATGACCTGCATTAAAACCTATTTCTAAACCGTATTTACAATCTTGAACTGCTTCTCTTAAATATTGTCTTTTCCAAGATCTTTCTTTTATTGGCACAGATTTTTCATTTATAATTGTATTATGTATATAGCAATAATTACCTTCAACAGATCCACTAACTATTTTATTTAACTCCGATATAATTTGTAATTCATTTTCACCATGAGTTTCTTCACAAGTAGGAATATTTTTAGGGTAGTAATCAAAATAATCTGTCATATCAAATCAAATAAATAAATTGTCATTAATGAATAAAAAAATAAATCATGCACTGCAAATAAATTCATTTCTTTTTACTCATGTCTTTCATCTTTTTAATTTCTAATTCACAATAATGAATTATCTTTTCAAGATCTTGTACACCATTTTTATTCATATATCTACACACGTACTTAATTACATTTCCTTGAAAAAATGAAAGATCATTTTTTGAAATAAATTCATACGGTTGAATGTGAAAGTCTTTATAGTGATTCCCGCCTATTTGTTTATTTTGTGGAAATGCTTCATCAAACATGTCTTTACTTGTCATATTATTTCTTCTCCTATGTTATATTGATATTCATAACCTTGATTCATTATGAATAAGTTTTCTTTTGCTCTTGTCACACCAACAAAAAATAATCTATGTTCAGTGTCCTTATTTACTTGAGCTGCGTTGTAAATAATTCTTTCTAAATCTGTAAATAAAATAACATTCTCAGCTTCTTCCCCTTTAACTGCATGTATTGTGGACAGTTTTATTCTTGCCGGTTTACTTAGATCCTCGCCGCTCGCCACTAGTTCCCGGATATAATCGGCCTGGTAATCTTTAAACTTTAATACACTCCAATTCCCTTCAGCAAGTAATCCATGTTCTGAACGTAACTCATCCATATCAACTGAGTCTACTTCAGCTAGAGTCTTGCCACTAGAAAACCCATACTTTACGTCGCCGGTCTCACATTTTAAAAATTGATAAATGTTTTGAGCTTCTTCACCAGAAATGTTTGCACCTTTATTTAATCTATCCCAATCATTAATAGCTTTCATTACTTCTGAAGGCAGTAAGTCATTGAATTTACAGTCAAATCTATATCCAGTATCTTGTAACACAGGAACTAATTTTTTCATTTGTTCATTTGTTCTAGTTATAATCATCCACTCACCTTTACTAAAATCAATATCTTCTAGTTCTAAATTATCTATAACTTTACCTTTAGCATTTCTTGGTTCCCAATCTTTAATTCTTCTTTCATCTATGTTTTCTAAAATAGATAACGCAACTTTGTGTACAGCTTTAGGTACTCGTCTTGATATAATTTGTGGGTCCATTACCCCTTGTAGATTTATAAAAGTCTTAGGGTCTGCCCCTTGAAACGAATAGATAGCTTGATCGTCATCCCCTGCAATGTATGATCTTTTACAACAGGACTCGATGTAAAAGAACATTTCCCACTGCAAGGGATTCAGATCTTGAGCTTCATCAAGAAAGACGGCGTCGAGGGAAGGACACAATTTCTTTCTTGTGAATTCTGAGATCATGTCTGAAAACTCAAACATGTTATAATCATTTTTATAATCAATAATGTCTTGATTAATTTGTTCTAGTAAGGGAATACTTATAAAGTCTATTAAATCGAGTTCTATTGCTGCATCTTGTAAATCATCTATTTTTCTAGATCGAGCATATTCTATAATTTTCATGTATTGATTTTTATATTCATTGAAACCATTTTCATGTTGCACAGTTTCAAAATGCAAATCAGTATGACCATATTTATTTTTAAATGCATTCCAGTTACTGTCTTTTAATAATTGTGCTTTAGTATCTATACCTAATCTTTTTGTTCCCATAGAGTGCATGGTGCAAATCCACTCAAATTCATATGTTGGATATTCTTTTTGTATTCTATCTCTCGCTTCATTAGCAGCTGCATTACTAAATGTTATATAACAAATCTTTTTAGAATCTGTTTTTCTTTCTATTAATTCATTTTGCAAATGTTTATGTATCAATGTATGTGTCTTTCCTGTTCCTGGTGGTCCTGCTATGATTGTTCTCATTCGAATGGTGCCGGTTCTTTTTTAGTTCTTATTGGTGTATATTTTTCTATCTCTATTTTTTCTACCATCCAAATCTTATGTTGTTTGTCTTTTATTCTTATGGTGTCACTTTTAGCTTTAAATAGATTTTCTAATAATCGTATTGTTTTATTTTTATTGTAAGTTTTTTCTGGCCAAGTCTTGCCTCTTAAAATAAAACTCCAAAAGTCTTTGAATTTAAAATAAGTTATATTGTTTTCTGTGTAAGGTTTTCTTTTTAAGATGTCTTCTATGTTTTTACCATCACGACTAACAAATTCTGTAAGTAATTCTTTTAATTGAACATCCACCTTTGTATCATCCGGCGCTTCAAGTGTAGACATATTCTTCATTAAAGATGCTAGTTGTTTTCTCCAAACAAGTTTAGCAACTGGAATCAACGGTGTTCCAAGTTCTGTCATACATGCAATACTAAATTTTTCATGATCATGTAGTGTTGGTGCATCGACTTCAATATTCTCTCCATTAATATCAACAAAAAATATAGGTGGATCAGACTCATACTTTCTTATGGATTCAATTGCAGGCATTCTAACATCGCCACCTTTTCCATATTGTTTTGTATAACACAATGCTTCATTACAAAAATTACAAATTGGTTTATCTTTACATCTATAATCATAATCTTTTTTGTCTAATTGTTTTACAATTCTATCTATGTCTTTTGATTTTAAAGGTGGTTTAATATATTTTTCTGTATTGTAATCTTCTAATTTATCTTCCCAACCTATTGGATTAGCTTTTTTTACATAAACTCCAATATTAAATAAACCATTGTCTCGACCCGATGCTGCAACGTCACCATTACCTTCTACAATAGGACC